ATTCGCCCGAATCCGGCCTTCGCCGGGGCAAACATCCCGGCCAACGACCGCATTCGCGAGGCAGTTGAAAAGGGGTACCGGACGGCGCAGAGAGCATTCGTCTGGAACAATTTTGGATTGCTCGCCGCTATTTGTCGGCACATCGGACGAGGTCAGGAGATGCAAGATTTCCGTGGCATCGAGCTCGAGGCCGATGAGCACCATGCCGACCCGCACCCAAAACGCGAATTGCGTATGCAAGCGTACGAGGAAGGGATTGAAAGCGGCTACATAGGACACCGGCTGTGGTTCCGTGTTCACGAGGTGTTGTACAAGGCGAAGAAAAATGAAATCGCCAAACCCAACAAGGTGATGCGAGGAATCGGCGACCTATCTGTTAGTGCATCACTACAAGCAGCTTGGTTGACGAAATACATGAAGTACGCGCTTGCTAGGCGAATTTTCAGATTGAAACGGGGAATGTGCACGCGCTTCATCAAGAGCCCAACTTTTGGCGATCTTAAAACAGCCTTTGAGCGGATGAGGACGGTCGACAAGAGAGGAGCGGGAGAATTCGTCTATTTTTCGGACGATTCCACACTCGTCATTGTACACGACAGAAAGCTCCACCGGTTCAATCTCGACATCGCCAAGTGTGACGGATCGCACACCGGGGCGATTTTCCAGGCGCTCATCGCCATCACCCCATTGTACGCGCGAGAAGCCATGACACGCATCGTTGATCAGTGCAAACTCGGGATCAAAGTTAAATCCTCGTGTGGCACGCAGAAACTACGACTCAAGCCCATCGAAGCGACGCTGTACTCCGGATGGGGCGGCACCACTATTATCAACAACCTTGCCTGCCTGATGATTGCGACTGGCATCGAGGATGAGTTGCATAAGCTACCGGTCGCAGCCACCGACGCAGAGATTGATGCCGCAATCGTTAGTGGGGCAGCAGCAGCCGGTTACGAGATGAGTGTCGAGCGATGCCCACGCCACGAGGACATCCAATTCTTGAAACACTCGCCGGTCCAGGATGTACACGGGGAGTATGTGCCTATCCTCAATCCAGGGGTGTTGCTGAGATCCATTGGCACATCCAAGGTATCATTGCACGGAAAGACGGACGAGGAGACGACACGAAATGCAATCGCATACACAGGAGCACTCTTACAAGGTGTGTACCCGCGGGTACGCAATCCGTGGATTGACGCAATGAAGAATGCGTACAACACACGCGCCAGCAACACGAAGATGCAGGCCAGAGTTGAGAAGAGTGTGACGGACTTGGCAAATTACAAAGTGTGTGAAGGTGAGGAGGTGGTTACAGTCAGCGACGAGTCGCTGTTCTTGAGATACAACCTTGCACCGCACGAAATACTGAGTCTGTA